CGATGGCGGGATCAAGATTTTTGAATTCTATCGAATTATAAGGGTAAAATGTACACGTATAATATCCATCATCTGGATTTTCTGGATTGGTAGAAATCCATTCTTTACCCACAAATACACCATTCTTAAACGACCAAACGTGTCGTCTTTTGTTAATGGTTAGAAACTGAGAGTCCTGACACTTTGAAAGATGGTCGATGACTTCCCTGAAAATACTCCCCTTACTCGTAAAGTTTTTCCACATTTCAAAATTATCATCCTTATTCGATAAGGAATAGACAAATTCCTCGATTGTCATCTTTTGCTCCCATGCTCTTGTGTCGTGTCCATCTTCCGTCTTTCTCTCTTCACAGCAATGACCTTTGTATCTACGGTATTTCGCTTTTTCGAGTTCATCGAGACAGAAAATAATACACTTTTGGAGGGGTATGGAATTATCCAGGTCATCTTCACCCATAGTGGAAGCATCTGAAATAGACCTGGTTTGTGGAACTGCGGTTGGATTTACGACACGTTCATACGCACCATAATGGCGACGGACGTTATCATAACCATCTTTTACCTGTTTTAGAATATTATGTATCCTGGTGATCATAGTCGTATCGTTCTCATCGCCTTTTTTATCAAGTTTGAGTTTCTTGATCTGACCTTTTAAATCTACCAGGAAACGACGCTGTTTCTCACGAATACCTTTTATTGCTAAAATGTCGATACTACTCACGTTTGGGTTCCCCTCGGCGTCAAAATTATCGATATGTACATATTGACGATACCCGAGTTCACGTGCACATTTGAAATCTTCTGTTCTGAGGTTCCACATCTTTTCAAATGTTTCGATAATATTTGTTATGGTCTCTTCATTCATCGACTGGATAGTCTGTTTTTGAAGTACTGCAAGTGCTTCATAGCGATTTGGTTCCTTGTCGATGAAGTGAGTGTCCTCCATTAATTATATCTTTTACAATTTTTCTCTCTAATTAATTTTTTAATTCACTCAAAATCTTTATCAAAATTTTGTTTTGCATTTGAAGTTGTTGAGTGATACTGACCAGGGCCGTACATACAGTGTCTCCATCCTCGGTCGCGAGAAGGGAAGTCATGAGAGTCGCAACATCCACACCATCATCCTCGAACATCATTTCATCCTCGTCCATATCAATTTCATCATCGATGGGTTCATCCTCAGTAGCGATGATGGAGACCTCTGACTCAGTTTCAGATACAATTTCACCCTCTTCGATCTCGGTTTCTTCAGGCTGTTTTGACATTTGATTTAGACCAAGAAAAATTGGATCGCGAAATTTCGCACATTTACCCAAAATTATTTTCTCTGCTTATAGTACAACAACTCTCAAAATGGCCGGTGGTCTTATGCAACTCGTAGCTTATGGTGCCCAGGATGTCTACCTTACTGGTAACCCTGAGGTAACTTTCTTCCAGGCGAAATACAAGCGCCACACTAACTTCGCGATGGAGAACATCGAGCAGACCGTCAACGGTACTGCCGCCAACTCCGGTCGCGTTTCCGTCACTGTTGCCCGCAACGGTGATCTCGTCGGTGACATGTACGTCGAGCTTCTCTCCGCCGCTGCGGCGTCTATCACTTCCGACGCCACCGACGATTCTTGCTGGGTCGCCGAGCGCGCAATTTCCTCCGTAGAATTATCAATCGGTGGACAGCGTGTTGACAAGCACTACCAGAAGTGGTGGCGTCTCTACTCCGAGCTTTACCTTGACGAGTCCAAGAAGCTCACTTACGGCAAGATGACTTCCGCCACGACCGGCAACGCTGTCTATTTGCCCCTAGTCTTTTTCTTTAACCGCAATCCCGGACTTTACCTCCCACTAATTGCCCTGCAGTACCATGAGGTCCGTATCGATTTCGATTTAGCGTCTGATTTCGACACCTACCTCAATACCGGTACCTTCAAGGTCTGGGCCAATTACGTCTACCTTGACACTGAGGAGCGTAGGCGTTTTGCCCAGAAGGGACACGAGTACCTGATCGAGCAGGTGCAGCACACCGGTCAGGACACCGTTACCGCTTCCGGTGGTACCAAGCAGGTCCGCCTTTCGTACAACCACCCCGTCAAGGAGCTTGTATGGTGCTGCGACGAGGGTCACGCCCGTACCAAGATGTGGAACTTCACCTTCAAGGGTCAGCCCGCCGAGATTGTTCTCGAGCAGGACCTCACCACCGCCAACTCCAACTGTTTCATCGCCCCCGGCGCCGCGGGTACCCCCCTCCTTGTGTGCGGCACTGGTGGTGGTACTTCCAAGTTCACCGAGGAGGCTGTCGGTACCGTCGACAAGTTCAAGCTTGTCCTCAACGGCCAGGACCGCTTCAAGGAGCAGTCTGGTAAGTACTTCAACCAGGTGCAGCCCCACTTCCACCACTCTGGCGCCCCCTACGCGGGTGTCTACGCGTACTCCTTCGCGCTCAAGCCCGAGGAGCACCAGCCTACCGGCACTTGCAACTTCTCCCGCATCGACAACGCGCAGGTTTCCATCACCACCACCTCCGGTAACGATTCCGCTACCAACCTCAACATGTTCGCGGTTAACTACAACGTCCTCCGTGTCCAGTCGGGTATGGGTGGCCTCGCCTTCTCCAACTAAATGCCCATACGAGGTATTTTAGTAAATAATTAAAAAAACAAAACTCATTTTTAAAATGCATAGTACCAATGCTGTTTAAAAATGATTAGAGAAATGACTTTATCTGGATGTATGCCCAACTTTTCACGTACCGAACTGCTTACTACACTGAAAATGATGTTGGACAGTGTAGAAAATAACCCTGATACGGAACTTAATAGAACTATGGCAATCGCCATGTTTGAGGTTACACTCAATTATTACAATCTTTTCACACGAAGTGGTGATAAAAAATTCATTCAGGTCTGTTATGATAAAGCAAAGGGGGCTAAAAATGATCACAGATTTACAAAGTATGTTCATAAATTTGAGGAACTTACCAGGCCGCCACCCTTGCGCCGATCGAAGCGGTTAGCAAATAAGCGTACTTAAATATAAGCCTCTCATTATAGATAATGTTCAAGAAAGTGTTTGAACTTTTTATTAAAGTGGATAAACCTCTATTGGGACGTTGGAATTTGAAGTCGTGTAACGAAATTTCAACATCCATCAATTCTATCTATCAGAACAGGGATCATTGTGGTGATACGATATGTAAAACACCAAAGAAGGCTTCAGAGTACCCCTCAAAACAATCCTCCACCGAGCATACCCAAACCACCGGTAAATAAACCCATACAGCTGGCAATAGAAGCAGCGGGTGTGGTAGGAATACTACCAGCTGACCTCATAGATGAGGAGCAGCAGCATACACAGCAAACCAACATTAACATGGGGGCAATTTGTTGCATCTTTTTTATAATGGACTTAGAAAATAAACACAATACCTAATCATGTATGAGATATACACCGATGGGAGCAGTCTGGGAAATCCTGGACCTTCTGGCTGGGGTGTGGTCAGTGATAGTTTTAAGCTTAGTGCTGGACAACCTAATTCAACAAATAATCGGATGGAGATGACCGCTATTTTGAAAGCGCTCGAGGAATGTGTGAAGAGAGATATTCAAGCGGTGCGTATATTTACGGATAGTAACTACGTGAAACAAGGAATAAATTCATGGATTATAAAATGGAAACAAAATGGGTGGATGACATCTGCGGGTGCACCAGTGAAAAATAAGGATTTGTGGATTGCTATCGATGAAACGCGTAAAAAATTAAAAGTGGTTGAATGGAGATGGGTAAAAGCCCATAATGGCGACCCTAGAAATGAAGAAGCTGATACATTAGCCAGGGAGAGTGCGAAAAATATATCTGTATAATCTAAGTCCATGAGTGTTCAAAAGCAAGACGAACACTGTGAGTGGTGCGAAAAACAAGAAAAGTTGCTTATAAAATGGGCAGAGAAGGCGGCTGGATACCGCTGGTTGCATAATCATGCACGCTTATTCTACAAGAAACAGAATGATTGGTTGTCTTATCCTAGTATAGTCATAGCAAGTATAACGGGTGTCGGTGGTTTTGCCGTCCTAAATCCCAGTGGGAATGAAGATGTATCTCAAGATACCAAAAACAATATAATGATTATCCAGTATTTCTTTGCCTTCCTAAATGTTTTGGGTGGAATTTTGACGAGTATCTCAAAGTTTAGTCAGTCTCTACCTCTATCTGAGGCACACTCGGCTATGTGCGTACAATGGTCAAAGTTCTATAGGTCTATCGATATGGAAATATCACTCGATGTGAAACACCGTTCAGAAGTTGTCGAGTTTCTTATGAAGTCTCGAGAAGAATATGACAAGTTATTGGATGATGCACCAGATATACCAGCTATATCTATTCAGGCATTCATGGTTCAATTTCCCGAGAAAGAGAACAAGCCAGATGTATGTAACGGATTATCGATTGTGGTGAGTGATGATGCAGCGTCTGTGACAGGCTCTAGACGTGCTGTAAACAGGTGGTTAGGGGCTTTCCAAAATATAAACAGAAGAAGGAGTAAAGAGATGGATGAACTAGAACGCGTCGACTCTGTATAATTTTCTCAGGATACTATAAATGTTCAAGTTGATACGATTTTTACCAATTTTAGTTATAACACTCATTTACGGTCTCGTGTATGCCAGTATCAATCGAATTAACCCTGATGCGTTTGGGTTCGATGATAGTGTTGTAGATCCTTTTTATTTTTCGTTCACTACTATGAGTTCTGTGGGTTACGGTGACTATTCCCCTAAGACGAGGTTCGCGAAGGCTGTTGTCATGTCCCAACAGTTCATGCTCATAGGTGAGATTATCAACCTTCTCGGTCTCGACAATTTTGGCAACTCCATTAAAAAGAATGCAAACAATAATATTAATGCCATGATTAAAAATGCTTAAAGTAGAAGTTCCTATATAGTATGTGGGTGGTCCCACCGTTATACAAGTTGATTAGTAACATGATCAAGTTGCACCGTTCTTATAGCTCAGTTGGTTAGAGCGTGGTGCTTATAACGCCAAGGTCACGGGTTCGAGCCCCGTTTGGAACAGCTTTTTAGAATGGGTTTTCCTCATTGTAAAAAGTGCGATTCAAAGACCTAAGTCGATGTTTACATTTGTAAAAATCAACTTCAAACTACAACTACTTATTGTCAATTCGACAAACATGTTTTCTCACGCCTCTACTACACACAACGACCTAAAAAAGCTTGACTGGACTAATTCTAAGATTGTTTCGGCTCGACTTCACAACGCTGAATATGAGATACTGAACACAACAAACATCTCTTGGAGTGACTTCAGATATAAAATTTTTTGTGGAATTCCAACCCCAGATTTACTGGATAATTTTGCTTCGATCACCGCGGACACAAATAGAGGTGCTAATTGGAGACCATTCGATTTTCTTCAATGGATGA